AATGTGACATTCCCCCCGAGACCAAGAGGTCATTGCACAAAGGCCTGCTCATCTTTGGTGGTTATGGATTCGGTAAGAGTCTTTTGTTCGAGGTATTCCGGTCAATGTACATGCCAGTTATGGCTTTCAAGGCAGCATCTACTAATGAGATCGGTTTGAAGTATCACATTCAAGGAACCTTTCATCTTGTGCGAAGTAATAACACATTGCTTGAATGACATCCTTGTTGGTTTCATCATACTTAAATTCCTCACAGACTGATTTTGAGTTGATGTGGAAGCCGTTCTTGATAGTCTCGTAGTCAGAGCACTCTTTTGGCTTGTCGTGAGCATTGACCTTATCCATGTACTCTTTACCGACATATTTCACGGCCTCAGTCTTACCTTCTAGCTTTTCCCTTCTTCGGGTTCCTATTCCTTTTGATTTCATGTTAGTAGAGCTCTACGTTTTTCTCAATCCACTCGCTTATTTCTTCGAAGCTTTTGCCATCGTCATTCATTCTACTTAACACCCAAACGAAATTATCTAGACCGCACGCTATAGTTAATTCCTCAGGAACATCTTCAACATTTATTTCGTCCAAATAACACGCTTCTCCTTCTGACGAATCAAGCTTCTCTTGATAGCCACATATCGCTCCAGCAACACCTAAGCAACAATATTTGTTATCGTTATATAATGCCGATTTTCCCTGCTCATAATCGCCACTTCTTAAAGCCTTCAACCATTTAGCCGTAAACGCTTTTGGTAATCTAAATCCTTTGTTTTTCATACTCTTATTGTTTTTCGTTCTTTTTATCAATCAGTTTCTGAATCTTATCGTTGGGACTTTCTTCTTTTGGAGCACCCTTTATTTCCTTATCCAACTCAATATCAACCCATCGAATGAAGTGCTTACGTTTGTCCTCTAAATACGTGGCTCGGTCTAATACTTTTTGATCGCCCTGAATAAAGCAGAATTCTTTTAGGTAATCCTTAACCTTCGCATCAGAAATACCGAAATGATCAGAAACATCCTGAAGCAATTCAAGGTTTACAAGCATCTCTCTTTCTAATTCTTTTTTACTTATATTTTCAATTACATTTTCATTTTCCATACGTGAGGTCGTATGACCTTCCTTTTTAGAAGATTTAGAATGTTGATTTTTACCACTTTTATTATTCCTACGACTCTCAGTAAACTTTTTTCTCTTCAATTGTTCTTCTTCTAATCGCTTATTATAAAAGAGGCCTTTGGAGTCTTCTGTGAATTTGTCCTTGATGTTGTCCCACAGTTGTCCAACCGTTTGACCTATCATATCTTTGGTCATGTGACCTCTATTGAATTGCATCATGAGTAGTTCCATGTAGGCGCCTTTTTCTTCAAAGGTCATGCCCATGGTTCCACCGAGCCAATCGTTAGGGTAAAATAAAAATGCGGGGTCTTTTGCCATTGTAGTTGTCATTTAGTGTAGTTGTCAAAAAAGAAGAGAGGGAAAGTCCAACTACGAAACGGTTCAGCAGGCTATAACCCCCACCTATCCGCTCTCTTCGATAAAGGTATAAATTATATGCTATAAAACAAGTCAATTCTTTAGTAATTCTGGGTTCTCGTAGATGTTGCCTATTATTTCTCGGTCAGCATCATTGTAATGGAAGTGCTGTAATATGCAATATCCCCCACCATTAATCCAAAAGGCACCGCTTGACCATACGACTTTTCCGGTAGTATAAAAACCTTCCTCGTAATTATCCTCATCCCGTTTATGATAGACAGTCACAATATCCCCGTCATAAATCTCCTTTCCGTTTTTGTCCTTTAGGCCAGTGAATTGAATTAAGATTGAATCCTCCTTATTATCAGAGTGAAATGAACATCTTTTAGAATGGGCATCAAGCCATCTTGACAAGTCATATAAATCGTCATTGTCGCTTAAATACATTTGCCCTTCTTTCCAAGCTCTAAATTTTATCTCTCTCATGATTCCGCTTTTTTTAGTTTCAACGCATCCAAGTCCTGCTTCAAGATTACCCAACGGCAACGCTTATCAATGATACTCTTAGGAACATTGTACCACATCTTGTCAACGCATATCTGGCCACCTACGATCTTAAATGACCTCAGCTTTCCTGATTTCTTCCATTCCTCAATAGAGCGCCACCCATAACCGATATAATCAGCAGCATCCCATCTATTCAGCATGTCCTTTGGTGATAGTCCTTTCATTAGAATATGATTTGTTGGTAATAACTATCCATCTTAGCCAAGAACTTCAGTATCTCAACCTCATACTCAGACAATTCAAACAGAATATCAGTCCTTTCAACTCGAACTCTGTTGTAATCCTTGATGGGTATGTCCGGGTTATAGGTCACAAAGTCTACCCATGGCACCCCCAGAATAAAGAAGTAGTGGTATATCTGATACTTGTAGATAGATGGCACCTTGTTGGTCCTGATGTACTCAATGTGATTCTTGCCACCTGGGCATTTGATCTCAACGGCTCCAGCAAGCTCCTTACCATCGTATATCAGACCATCGGGGCTAAGACCTACATCAATGTCTTTAATCGTCACAAAGCCCACCTCAGTCACCTTAACACCCTCCTGCTTCTCATAGTGAGCAATGGCTTCAGGCTCTAAGTCGATCCCACACTGCATAGCATCATTAACGTATGTGACTTCATGCTTTCCGGAAATCTTATCAGCGATCATTTCATCTACTAATGGCATATTATTAACAGCAAAAACTTTCTTTGACATCGACCCTGTAATAAGACCTATTCTAATCTCATACCATTCAAGGCTACGCTGCTTCATGTTGTGGATTTGTATCTTGTGTTTCATAATTATTCTCCTTTACCTAGTGTTTGTTTCAATTCATCCTTGAGCTTGATTACATCAGGGTTGTTCTTCTCTTCTCTGGTCATAGCCATGTAAGTAGCATTCAGATCCTCCAGAGTGCCACAGGCCATTAACTTATTAGTGCATTCCTCTAAGTTGATCTCAGGCTGTATCTCAGGAAGAAATATGTTCTCATTCCGGTTGATGTCCTTGCCGAATAGCTTGCCGAACTTCTCAGCAGCATCCTTAATGGCAAAACTCTCAGCAGCAGGAGCGCACTTCTGTACTCCGTAGGTGCTCATCTGAGTGAAGTCAGTAGCACCGGCACCTTTAGCTGTTTGAATAGGAGCACCGCCTACACCGTCCTGCCAATCCCATTCGTTGGTCATAGGGTCCATAACATGAAGGCGTACCTCCACAACCACACTATTGGCTATCAGTTGCACTTTCTTAGTCTCTACCTTCCATTTGGTGAAGATCACAGTAAGTAGCCATTCAACCCGAGATATGGGCAGATAGGACACGTTATTGTGCGTTTTAATCCATTTCTCACTTGGGGGGTTGTCCAGAAGTTTCTCAAGCTCCTTGTTCTTGTCAGCTATCGACAAATCCTTGTTGTCATATAGCTTATTAATTGCTGGTAATTTGCTCATGTCTTAGTGTTTGATGTAAAAGTAAATAATGTATTTGGAAAAACAATGGCAAACAGTGAAAAACATTATAGGTTCCACGTGGAACATTAAAACAGTGTTTGCTGCTTTGTTTGGTCGTTTATTCTTTTCACTGCTGATTCAAAATATTCTTTGTCAAGTTCACATGCTGTTAAGTGTAGCCCCATTTTATCGAATTTATTCATTCGGTCTATGGCTATTGCTATGCTTCCTGAGCCCATGTGTGAATCAAATATCTTTTGATTAGGCTCTGAATAGTTCTTTAATAGCCATTCGTACAGCTTAACGGGCTTTTGTGTGGGGTGTATGCGGTGTTCTTTGTTTTTCATATCTCCTTGAATCATTCCTTGCCATTCAAATTCGTATGTTCTTACGGCTGTTTTAAATGATCCGTAAGCAAGTTCTGCGTCTGCAAAATGGTTACCTTTTCCGGAAAACACTTTTTTATTCCAAACTATCCAACAACTTGATTGACAATTAAAAAGGTCTGCTAAGTGATTTGCGCCCCAAATAATTTGGTTTTTAGATACTCTTTGAAGTTCTATGAAATATTCTTTAGTTGGTCTTTCTTGATTCCAAAGTGCATTGTGATATTTTTTAGACTTTGCTTTTTTAGACCGTGTATGATTGTCTCTTGTCCATCTCCATATTGATTCCCTTCCTTCAGCTCACTACAAGGTCTAATGCATAATCCGGGTTTAACGAAATATAGAAGGT